TTGTGCTGCTGTTTACACCAAGCTGGCCATAGTCATTCGCTCCAAAAGCCCACAAATAACCGCCGCCAGTACCACCCGGAATCGTAGCCTCAACCCAGCCACGCCACTTGGTGCCCCCATCCGTAGTAAGCAGTGCGATAACCGTCACGCCGTTTGCGCCGGTAGCTAGGGTCGGTGCCGTTTGTACGGTGGGGACTGTCGTAGCAGCGTACTGACCACTCCAATACACTGAGTTAGGCCATACGATGGTATAAGCCGTGCCATCCGAGGCATTCCTGACAACAATCTGAATGAGGATCGGTGTGCCACTTGCAGGTACATTGGTAAACGAAAGCGTGGTGATGTTTGCTGCCATCGTTAAGTCGATGACATTGCCACTGTTTAGGTTCAGTGTGGTCGTGGCCGATGAAGTCACAGCCTGACGCACATTGTTAGTCAGGGCACCACCAGCAGGGGTGGCGAAGCTCAAGTTGCCTGAGCCATCAGTCACAATGACTTGGCCTGAAGTGCCATCAGCCGTCGGATATTTCAGTGCCGCAGGATTGTTGAAGAAACGCTTTACGGTGCCTGATGCGTTTTCCATCCACATCGACATATCGTTATCAGCGATGTTCAGTGCAATCTCACCCGCAGACATATTGGCTGCAAGAGGTGTGTTGCCTGAAGTCGTTGAGCGATAAAGTTGAATAGGTGTGTAATTTGTTGCTGGCATGATGACCTCAGATTACGCTGGGTTTACGGACAAAGATGTTGTAGCCGCAGTAAAACTTCTTCCGTTAACCACCTGACTCCAATTGGTCAACGCTCCGACTTGCACAGGAGATGATCTAGGAATAAGGTTTCCTTGTCCAAGCTGGCCAGAACTGTTATAACCCCATGTCCATAAAGTGCCGTCAGTTTTGATGGCTCCTGGATTATTTGTACCTTGTCCTACAGAAAGCTTTGACCAAGTAGTTAAAGCACCAACTTGTACGGGGGACGATTTTGTCACAGTATCGTTTTGGCCTAATTGTCCGACTGGGTTATATCCCCAAGACCATAAAGTTCCATCCGTCTTAATGGCAAATGAAACATAAGTGAGAATAGCAGCCCTTGACCAAGTAGTTAAAGCGCCAACTTGAATAGGAGATGAAGTAGTAGCCGTACTGTTTTGTCCTAATGAGCCTCGCACACCATAGCCCCATGACCACAAAGTACCCGTAGTTTTTATGGCCAGGGTAGAAAGACCAGAAGCAACTTCAGTCCAGTCTGTTTGTGCTCCAAGCTGTACAGGAGAGGATATATTTGCCGTACTATTTTGGCCAAGTCTGCCGTACGATGCATTCCCCCATGACCACAAAGTTCCGTCAGTCTTAATTGCAAAACAAGCTTCAAGTCCAGCCGTTACTTTTGACCAAGTTGTTAAAGCGCCAACTTGTACAGGGGAAGATAAGTATGTCGTATTGTTTTGACCCAACCGACCAGAATTTCCATTCCCCCATGTCCATAAAGTGCCGTCAGTTTTAATGGCTGCGCAAAAACTATATCCTCCTGATACTTTGGACCAATTTGTTAATGTACCAACCTGTGTTGGTGATGATCGATGGCCAGCATCAACAGGCCTGTTATTTAATCCAAGTTGACCGAAAAGATTATTGCCCCAAGTCCAAAGTGTTCCGTCTGTTTTTACTGCTGCGCAAAAATTGTTTCCTGCTGAAATAAGTGCCCAATCGGTTAATGCACCTACTTGTGTAGGAGATGAAACATTAACGGTATCCCCAAGGCCCAATCTACCCTGCGAGTTGTTTCCAAATGTATATAAACTATTTTGATCTCCCCCAGGGATTAACGATTCCACCCACCCACGCCACTTGGTGCCACCATCGGTAGTCAGCAAAGCAATTGTGGTAACGCCATTTGCGCCTGATGCAAGCGTGGGCGCGGTCTGCACATTGCTAATGGTCGTGCCTGTGTACTGACCACTCCAATAAACGCTATTGGGCCATGCAATCGTGTAAGCCGTGCCACTTGAGGCGTTTTTCACCACAATCTGCACAAGCACAGGTGTGCCTGACGCTGGGACATTCGTGAAGGATAAGCTCGTAATGCTCGCGGCCATTGTCAGGTCAATGACCTGACCACTTGCCAAGTCAATCGTTGTAGTGGCCGAGGAGGTGACTGCCTGCCTTGTGTTATTGGTAATGGCAGCGCTGGCTAAGTCGCCAAACGACAGCGTTTTTGAGCCGTCGGTCTTGACACCTTGATTTAATGTGCCGTCAGCCGTGGGGTACTTAAGCTCGGCAGGATTGTTGAAAAAGCGCTTGACGACACCCGACGCATTCTCGAAATACATCGTCATGTCGGTATCAGCAATGTTCAGCGCCAATTCACCTGGAGACAGGTTGGCAGCACTCGGCTGATTACCCGAGGTTGTGCTGCGGTAGAACTGAATGGGCGTGTAGTTAGTGGCTGGCACGCTTACCTCCAATCATTCGATTTCATCATTTTTAGGCTGCGCGTTCAAGGTACAAAAGGCTTTTTACAGCCCTTAAAACGATCTCTGGCGCGACAAACTTGCTGGGGTCATGCTCATAGCAGTCCCACCACAAAAACTGGTTGGGCACGAGATTAGCGCGGTCCTTGAGCAGGTTGATGTTCTCAGGGTGGCCAAAGATGTTGGGGTCCGATACTGACCACAGCACAATCCCAGGCTTACCCAAATCCCACCCAAAGTGCTGCAAGAAGCTATCGCATGAAATCCAGGTATCGCACTCGCGGATGAGGTTGCACAAAGCATTGAGCGGCAGGTTCTTGCGAAAGTCATCAACCAAGCGCGGCTCACCCTCAACACCCACCTGCACCACAGGCTTGGGCAGCATCGGGATAAGCTCCTCCCAAAATGGGTAATCCTTGGGATTCTTCTTCCCGTTGGATAGCTTCTTGGCAAAGGGTGCGATCACAATCATAAGTACAACTTTCGGTAAGCTGACTCAAGGCTTGACTTCCACTTCCAACGGTCCATTTTCGCATAAATGTTATACATTTCGATGTCGCCAAATAAGTCCTTGGCCTCAGCGATGGACCTGCACGGGATGATCTCAGGATAGCAGCCAAACACCACAGGATTCTTAATGGATGGCAGCACATGTTTGAAGACCACATGATCGCCCATGCCGTTGTTAAGCACCACAATCGTTGCGTCTCTGAATGCCATCGTGTTGCGGAAGATCTGCTCATCATGCGCAAACAATTGATCGTTGTTATCCATGCGGATACCACCTGATGGCGCTTTCAGGTGCCAGGTCACTGCATTGGGTACAACCAGCAGCTTGTAGCCTTTAAGCTTCAAACCCCAACTGAATAGCGTCTCTTCGCGATGTGCCACGCGGGACAAGCCTAGGTTGTAGTCATAAATCCCAGCACGGTACAAGAAGGTGCAATGAAGATGATCAACCTCTCTGACCTTGTGAATGGTCTGCCACTGTGGATTTGGCTCATGATCAATGTAGTCAATCTTGCCTGTAGGCTTGGCCGTCTCAAAGTCATGGCCTGGCATGAAGACTGAGCCACCAACGCCTGCCACATCAGGGGCGATGTGCTTAGCTAATTGCTCGAGTACGCCAGGCTCAGGCAGGGCATCATCATCCACGCGCCATACCCAGTCGTAGCCCATGCAATTGGCTAGTTGATGATTGTGATGCTGGCCTTTTTTGCCTGCCCACAGCCATTCCCAAACAATACCCTTGCGCTCGAGCATGAAGAAATACTTGCTGTACATCGGGTCCTGGCGCAGGTCTAAATGCTCGTCGTTGTCATCAAAGATCACAAGCTTGTCAGGCTTGCGTGTCTGATTCATCACGGCCTGCAAGGCCATCGGCAAGAAGGTATGCGTGCGGCCCCGTGTTGAGATTGAGCACAGAATGCTAGGCATGCCAGCGCCCAATCAGCAGGTTTAATCGATTCTTATCGTCAATGGCTTTGGGCGCTGTTGAGATGGCGCCTTCCTCATCGATGTACTCAAAATGAAAGCCAGGAAAGTGTGATTCATTCAGGCCATGCAACTTATGATGCGGACCCCAAAAGCCTGGTGGCTCATTCATTGGCACCGTAAACAGCAGGGTCTTGCAATGCTGTTTTAGCTTTTGCAGGATTTCAAGGCCATTGTCTAAGTGCTCGATAACCTCAAAAGCAATGATCGTGTCGTATTGATCAAAAGGGTAAGTATTGATGTCAGCATGATGGAACTGGCAGTGTGGCGTCCATTGCTGCTCGTTGGCCACATCCACAATGATTGGATCGTAATCAAGGCCAATGTAGGGCTTGTCAGGCATGAACTGAGAGCCGTAACCACTTGAGCACCCAATCTCTAAAATGTTGCGGCCTGCATGGCTTGCAGCCCACTGATACCGAGTTGATTCTCTCGGGAAGACTGGATCGCCTTTCAAGAAGACTGCGCGCTCCCAGTAATTCGATAAGCGCCAGCGATACCACTCACGGTTATACATCTTGGCAAGCTTGAGTGAGTTGCGCAAAAAGATGTCGTGATAGTTATCAACCAGCTTGGGATCAAGCATCGTGCCCTCACCCTTGTGATAAATCGGGAAGACGCCTGTGTACTGTGAGCCATCCCACTGCTTTGGCGAGCATTCAGTCACCTCGTAGCCTGCCTCTTCAGCGCGAATGCAAAACTCGGTATCCTCGCCACCGCCCACGCCAAAGTCCATGCTGAGTAA